TCGAGCCTGGGGATTTGGTCCCGGATGGCTTCAGCGGATCGTTTGATTGGCTCCTCGCTCAGGGGGCCATTAAAGAGGCGGACTAATGGCCTTCTTTCACGGCAAGGGAAGTCGCGTTCTAATCCACGACGTAGATCTCTCTACTTACTTCAATAACCTTGATCTAACCAAAGAATTAGATGCCCCAGAGACCACTACGTTTGGCGATAGCGATCGAGAATTCATCTACGGTCTACGTAACGCTACTGCTTCTCTCAGTGGCTTCTACGACGGAGCAGTAGATGCGGTGGACGAGGAGCTTAACGCTGCTTTAGGGGCTACCACTGATCGGGTCGTGACCGTTAGTACAGTGGGCTTCGTTATTGGAAATATCGTCTACATAGCTGGTAAGATCGAGACCTCTTATAGCGTCTCTTCTCCTGTCGACGGTGTCGTCTCGATCACGGCCGACCTCCTAGCCAACGGGGGCTTCGAGCGCGGCCATTCATTTCATAACTTAACCGCCGAGACGGTCACTGGTACGGGTGCGTCGGTCGATAATGGCGCTGCGACATCTAACGGGGGCGTGGCCAACCTCCACGTAACGGCTGTGTCTGGGACGACCCCAAGCTTAACGGCGAAAGTCCGCCACTCAACAGATGATGCTGTCTTCACGGACCTGATCACGTTCACAGCTGCAACTGCTAGAACAGCAGAACGATTGTCTTCGACCGGTACTGTCAACCGTTATGTCAGGGCCGAATGGACCATTTCAGGGACCAGCCCCAGCTTCACTTTCATGATCGGCTTCGCAAGGAGATAACCACGGAGGTGTGCGTTGGCGTTCAAGCATGGTAAGGGAACAGTCTTCAAGGTTGATGACAGCGGTGGAACGCTGCGCGACATCTCGGCGTTCGTTACCAACGTGGATTTCGGGCGAGAGCTAGACGCTCCCGAAACCACTACGTTCGGTGACAACGACCGGGAATTCATCGTTGGCCTGCGCGGCCACAACTTTTCGATCTCTGGCATCTGGGACAACACGGCCACGACCGGCTCTGACGCAGTGATCTCTAGCTGGTTCCAGGGCACTCCGACTGCGGTTACCGCCACGTTTGAGTACGGCCCTGAAGGTGGGGCGGCAGGGGCGATCCGTTATACCGGTGAAGCAATCCCGACTAGTTATAGTGTGTCGTCCCCTGTCGACGGGGTAGCTACTTTCACGGCTGATTGGATCGTGACCGGGGCGGTGACTAGAAATACGTTCCCGTAAAAAGATGGGCCAGCAATGGCCCTCTTCCCAGTTGGTGGCCCTGGCTTGGGGATGATTCTGGAGAGAAATGTATAAAGAGATCTCGTTCGACAGAGCACGTAAGATGCGCTACACGATCAACGCTATGCGCGAGCTTGAAGGTCGGCTCGGCATCGGTGTGGCGTCCATTTTTGACGTTGAGACCCTGAGCTTCGACAAGATCGTTCATCTAGTCTGGGTGGGCCTTCGGCATGGCGGGGATCGTAAGCTGACCGTCGACGAGGCTGGTGACCTGATCCAGGAGCACTGGCTGGACAAGGGCCTGGAGCTTAGGGAGCTTATGGACGCTGTGATCGACGCTATGAAATTGGCTGGTATCGTCCCGAAGGACAGAGCTGACAAGCTAGCGGAGGGTGACAGCGCCTTAAACCCTCAATAGACGACGAACGTGGTGGTTATGAGACAGTCTCTGCTTGGCTCGATGAGGCCGAGCCCTTTGCTTTCGGCGTAATCGGCCTACGCCCGTGGGAATTTTACGACATGACCTTCGTCGAGTTTCAACGAACAGTCGAAGGCTACCTGTGGAAGAGAGAAAGAGATCGTAGAGACACTGCTTGGGCACTGTCCAACGTAATTAATGCTTGTGGTTGGCTGAAAAAGGGTCATAGAGTCAAGCCAGACGACTTCGTTCCTCCTGTCTCCTCAACCAAAGCTAGCAACGCTTTCTTCAGGCTCCTGATGGGGGTCCCTAAGCCCCGATCTTTCGGCCCGGCCGGTCCCATAAAGGATCAGTAGCCATGCCTACTTCACCTAATATAGGGATCTTAGCTGTATTAGGGGCTAGCTCTAGTAACTGGGTCAAGGGTATGACCCAGGCCCAGCAATCAGTTTTCCGTTTAGGCTCGGCGCTCCAGTCAGTAGGTATTAGAGTCTCGGCTGTCTTTGGCGCTCCAATGATCGGAGCGATAGTCGGGGTCACCAAAGAGTTCATCAAGTTCGAATCGGCATTCGCCGGCGTCAAGAAGACTGTAGAGGGTAACGCAGCTGAGCTAGCCAAGCTGGAGAAAGATTTCATCAACCTAACTAAGGTCATTCCCATGTCCGCTGCTGAGATCGCGAAGATCGGTGAGGCGGTCGGGCAGTTGGGCGTCCCGATAGAGCAGGTAGCTGAGTTCACCAAGGTTGCAGCTGAATTAGGGGCTACCACTAACCTGTCCGGCGAGGAAGCCGCTAAGACGCTGTTTGCTTTGATGAAGATTATGCAACCTGTCGGCGTCACCATTAGTGATTTGGGTGATGCTATGGTCCATCTCGGTAACAAGTTCGCCGCCACAGAGGCCGAGATATCTGAATTTTCCGTCCGTCTTGCCGGCGCTGGCTCGCGCTTCGGGTTGACTGCCACCGATGTTCTGGCCCTGTCATCTGCTATGGCTGACTTGAAGATCAACGCCGAGGCCGGCGGCACTGCAATGTCTCGTGTTATGGACAGGTTACTTGTGGCTGTTGCTAGCGGAGGTAAACAGCTGCAACAGTTCAACGCTGTCGTCAGCCATACTGGTAAGACCCTTAATGAGCTTCTAACCGAATCTCCACGCGAAGCGCTAATGGCTCTCTTTGAGGGTTTAGGTAAGACAGGCGGTGCTGAGCTTACTAAGCTCTTGTCTACTCTATTTGGTAGTGTGCAACGTGTTGGAGACGTTGTCTCCAGAATGGCCGGGGCTTCGAAGGTCGTGAAAGAAGCGTTCGCTGAGTCCATGGAAGCCGCTGGGGCTAGGTCGATCGAGTTCGCCAAGCGTCTACAAACCACCGAATCTCAGATCCAGCTATTCAAGAACGCTATCTTTCGCAATATCAGCGAACCTCTAGGTAGAGAAGCCTCTGGAGCTATTAGAGTCTTCATCGGCTTCGCTGGTCAGCTTGTCGATTGGCTAGGGAAGATAATCGAAGCTTTCAATAAGCTACCTACGTCGATTAAATTAGCTACAGCCGGCACGTTAGGGCTAGTTGCGGCCAGCGGTCCCCTTATGTTTGCCGGGGGCCTAATCTTACAGACCTACTCCGGCCTGATCCCTGTTTTTGTCAGGTTAGCTCAGGTTATAGGCTTAGCTAATAAAGCAGCTATTAGCGGAGCTGTTGCATTCAAAGGGTTCGGTGCGGCAGCGGCGGCTATCGTTGTGGCGACTGTCTTCTATGAGGGGGCCAAGGGAGCGGCCGAATTTCATAGGCAGGTTGCGCAAGGCAAGAAGGAAGTAGAGGTATTTGGTGCAACGCTTAAAACGAGTGGTAGTGTTTGGGCGGCGTCGTTCTCCGGGATAGTTAATGCTGTTGGTTTCGTCGTATCCAAGCTCCAGGATCTGACAACCGCTGTCATCCAGATGTCGGGAGTAATACCGAAGCTAAGCCCCGGTGAATTGTTGCCAGGTGGTGAAGCATTCAAGGGTGCAAAAGCAGCCGCTGAAGATCTAGCAAAGCTAAGGGCCAAGCACGAAGCCGAGATGGCCAAGACGCCCGAGGGCAAGAAAGCTCTCATGGAGCGAGCTAAAGAAGCACTGTTCGGCGGTGTTGAGGGCCTCGACAAGGAAATAGAAAAGTTTACTGAGAGCATGACCAAAGGAGGACTAGCGCAAGAGCTACAGAAGCAAGCGATCCTGATCGAGAAAGTAGGAGGTGTATCTAAGCTAAGTTCTGATGCGATAAGTAAGCTAGGCAAGCAATTCTCCGAAGCTGCCAAGGATGGAGTCCCGTTGACCAGTGCCATGAAAGCCGTGATCGGCGCTATGAAGGACGCGGCCAAGAAAGAGATCATGGATGGGATCAACGAAATGATCGATGGCTTCAAAGAGCTGAAGAAAGTCCTGACCGAACTAGAGCCATCTGCGAAGAATATGGCCGAGCGCGGCCTAAAGGCTCTGTCCGATAATCCGATCTTCTCCCAGCCCAGCAAAATCAGAGAGAGTGCCGAGGAGCTTCAAAAGATCATGGATGCGATGGGGACCGGGCTTATGCCTGGTCTGCCTGGTCGCCCAGAAGACGCCTCCCGAGGGATCGTCGGTATGTTTAAGGCTGGGCAGATCGGTTTTGATGAGATGATCGATCAGCTCAGAGCGACTGGGGATGTTTTTGAGGCCGCTGCCCAAGAAGCGATAGCCGGGAACCTTGTTAAGGGTATAGAAGAGGCTGATCAGAAAACGAGCAACTGGACTAAGAGTGTTCGGGAGTTGTCGTCGATATTTAAGGCATTTGGTATAGATGCTAGATCTACGTTGGGAAGCTTGATTGGTAGCGCTTTCTTACTAGCTGAGGCCCTACCCAAAGCATTCGCCAGTATGAAGAGCGGGAAGTTCGTGGGAGGTCAGATTGGCGAGGCGCGGGGCGTCGGAGGCAAAGTCGCAGTCGGTGCTCAGGGTATTGCAGCTGGTATAGGAGCTATAGGATCAGCTACTGCCTCCGGTTCTACCGCTGCCCGTACTGGCAAGGGAGCGCTGGCCGGAGCGGCGGTGGGAGCCCAATACGGGGGCGTCGCAGGAGCTGTCGTCGGGGCCATAGCAGGAGCTGTCACTGGTTTCATTCGTGGCCGGCGTATGGCAAAGCTCCAAGACGATATAGCCAACGCTCTCGGTACCAAGGTATCCGAAGCTCTAGCCAAGGGAATCAAGCAGACGGCCAAGGATCTGAAGATCGATATCTTCCGAGCTTCCCTACTTAATCTAGGCAAGGCTTTCGATGATGTAGGGGGCGTAGCGAAATTCGGATTAGAGAAAGCTACCAAGGCAATCAACGACCTCTTCAATGCGTTCGCTATGGGCAAACTCCCTACCGAGGAAGGGCTCAAAGCAATCGGCGAAGCGTTCACGAAGATGGTCGATCACCTCAAGACCCAGGGGACCAAGGGCTCAGTAGAGATCGGCAAGCTCGTCTCCCGCATGCAAGAGCTTGGGATCAAGTCTGCTGAAATGCAGGAATTCGTGAAGCAAACAGCGGAGAGCGCCGTCAATAGCTTCACGAAATTCTTTGATTTCTTGGCCAAGGACTCCAACGTGACCGTCGCTGAAGCCTCGGCGAACGTGACTGTCCTAGCTGGCGCTTTTGCGGCAGCCGTCGCGGCTACTGGTTCGCTCGGGGCGGCGGTAGCGCTGCTCCCCGAGTCGTTTGGAACGCTCATAGAGAAATTCCAAGCTGTCCTGGGTTCCGAGAACGCTGCTTTCAACGAGCTTGCGCGCTTCTACAACTTCGCCAAGGCCAATCAAGAGCAGCTGGAAGCTATAGCGGCTCTAGGCGACGGCTTCAAGAGCCTCATCGAGATCGGCATCGTTAACAAGTCGAACGTCGAAGCATTCGCTGAATCGTTCAGAGTCCAGTTTGAGTCCATGCTTGCCAGCACTAGCGACCAGACTACCGCCTTGGCTGCGATGGGTCCGCAAATCGCCTTGCTCCTTGAAGCTTTCAACGCAATGGGTGTGCAGGTCCCGCCATGGCTGACTGACATAGCTAACAAAGCGAAAGAAGCTGGAGCTTCTCTTGAACCCCCAGAAGGGCTGCCCGACATCCTCAAGGACATTCGTACTGTCCTACTCTCTATAGCCGAAGCTCTAGGGGCGGTTTCCAGTGAGGCTGGCAGGGCCACTGGCGCGCTTGAAGGTCTAGCTGGAGCGTCTCGTTTCCGTGAAGCTGGTGATTTCGAAGGCGCAGGGGCCGGGGGAGACCGTTTCAGCGCTCAAGGCGGACTCTTCAAGAAGCTCAAGAGAGATACACTTATCCTAGCCCATGCGGGTGAATTGGCAGCTATCCTTCCCAAGGACATGGCTGGCAAACAGATCGCGTTTGCTACCGCCCAAGAAGGCTTCTTTGAGGGTAAGCGCGGGGGACTGCCAGGAGAGCGTCGTAGGGAGCAAGACGACGATGGGATATTTAGTGGCGGAGGAGATGCCTTCGGAGGGGGCGGCGGTGATGCTGGAGGTGGTGGAGCTATAGACGACTTCTTGGGCGGGGCTGAAAAAGCTTTCTCTGAAGCCGTGGCCGAGGCCGTTCCTGAATTAGCACGGGCCGTAGCTACTTCTATCGGCCGCCCACAGCAGATCAACGTAGAAGCTCCTACTGTCAATATAGCTGCTCCAACCCTAGCTACACGAGACGCTCAGCAGCACTTCGACGAGGTCACGTTACCCCGTTTCTTACAAGCTATCCGCAAGAACCAGCGGGGCGTCCTATCCGAGCTTAAGACGCTCTTAGAGGATTAACCGATATGGCTAGCAGCCTAATTTCGTGGGATGCCACTGAAGCTCGTTTCAAGGGCTCCACCGGTAATCCCGCCCTCACCACTAGCGCCGGCACCAACTTCCCTCGGGTCATGCTGGCTTACGATCAGTCGACTAACGAGAAGTGCTACTTCAAAGACGTGATGCCGCAGGAATACACGACCAACGCGAACGTCGAGATGATCGTCTATTGGCTGTCCGATGGTAGCTCTACTGGAGTAGTTAAGTTTGGGGTAAAGCTGCTTGGCCGGACAGACGGGGAGACTTACGATGCCGCGTTGGGTACGCAGCAAAGCAATACCGACACGCGTAGCGCCGCCAATACTCTGCACGCCTTCTCGGTCACCTTGAATAGTCCGGGCTTAGATAAAGGCGATATTGTGATTGTTGAACTGGAACGCTTGGCTACCGACGTTGCTGATACCTACAACGGAGACGCTCTGGTCCTCGGGATAGAACTCAGGCAAATCTAGAGCATGTACGACTTCGGAAACACTTCGGGGCACGGTAATTCTATTCATTTCGGGGATATGTCTGTATTCGATGGCCTGACTGCCTATACGTTCGCTTTTTGGATGAAACTAAACATAGCCAACGTGGGGTCCGATCCTATCATCTGGCAGAAGTACGACGGCACCAACGGTTGGGCTGTAAGAATCGATACAGACGAGAAGCTTTACATTCTTCATGGAGCTTCCGCTAGTTCTAAATCTGGTCTGGTTATGGACACATCCACTCATCACGTAGTGGTGACGTGGACGGGCACGGTTCTCAAGATCTTAGTAGATGGGGCCGAGTTCCTCAACACGTCCTTCAGTACATCACCCGGCTCTACTACGACTAACGTCAGAATTGGTACTAACGATGCGGGTACGTTGGGTTTCCCTGGGCGCGTCGGCCAGCTCATGGCTTGGAACGTGGCCCTGTCTGATCAAGACGCTCAGGGCGTCTACGCGGGTAGTCTTCCTCGTCCTGAGTCTATGATTTTCTGGACGCGGGCGTGGGAGGATCCAGACTACAACCTGTTCGCTCAGGAACAGGGCACTAAGACAGGTACTGTAACTATCGTAGAAGATGCATTTAATAGTTGGGCCTACCCGATTAAGGCTAGAAGGCCCAACGTCAAGCCAACACCGCCCGCCGAAAATCTTAGCTTGTTGTCCACCAGCATGCGGACTGAGCTTTCTAAGACCAACCCTCAAGTCTATCCCGCTTTAGAATTAGACTTACCGGGGGGTACTAAGCTATACAGCTCTGAGGGCTTGGAGTCCGCCGCACGAGGGTTCTACGCTCCTAGAGTACTCCACTGGGGAACGATAGACCGTCGGATCAACGAACAGGAGCCCAATCTTGAATTGATGGAAGTGGAAGTTACCCTAGCCGATGCTGACAAAGAGATCGTTAAGATTGTAGAGGGCTCGTCGGGGCATTTAGTTAAGAATTCCGCAGCTAGGATCTATTTGATCTCTCCCAATGTTCCTAACGCGGACGCCTTCTTGGCATTCTCTGGCCGGATCGATAGCTTTGGTCAGTCTAGACCGCTTGAGTGGACGCTTCTGTTGCGCCCGAACGATCTGCCTCTTCGGCGTTTCACCCCCAAGGTAGCGATTACTCCAGCTGACTGGCCTGACGCTAGCCCGGATGTCTACGGCCAATACGCTCCACTCATCTATGGGGTACACGATTCGAATGGGGTGAGCGACGCTGGGATGGTCCCTACTTATTACGTTGACACCAAGAACTTCAAGATGCTCCTCTCGCATGGCCTGATCAAAAACATCAGAGCTGTTTATAGCGGGGGGACTAAGCTTTCCACTACTGCTTGGGCTAGGCAGAACGTGACTGTGAACGGCAAGTCGTTCACGCTGATCGACCTAACATCCGATCCGGGCACAGCCAAGATCACAGCTGACGTAGAGGGCTACGAAGGGACGGGCGACGGTAGCGGTGCTATGCTAGCCGGTTCCGATCAGATAAAGCACTTCTTAGTAAATTTCGTATGGGGAGACTATCAAGGCGGAAACTGGCTGGCTGATTCTACAGCCCCAGTTGACCTAACTTGGTTTCAGCGTGCCCAAGTTATAATCGACAGACTAGGCTTTGAGTCGTCTATCCACATAGCTGGTACACAGCGTAAGGGTATCGACGTTCTGAACGACTGGCTCAAGTCAATGAACTTCCGTGCATTCTGGACGTTCGCTGGCAAGATAGCTATTCGTTTTATTGACTTCAGACAGCCTACTGCTATCTATCTAGATTCTCCGTGGCTGCGGGAGTTCGACGAAATGGGTAGCTTTCAAACAAGGGTCGAGGGATTCCTACAGGTTGATCGCGTACAAGTTCAGTACTTGCCCGACGCTGCTGGTGGTGGACGGTTCAATCAGACATTGGAAGTACGCGACCTGAGCCAAACAGAGGAAGCAGTATTATCTATGCAGCTCCCCCAAAGCGCAGCCAGAGTGGTCTAGCTATGGCCGTTATTATCCTGACTCCTAATGTGGTAGGTGATTTCGACGCTTGGGCGTTGGGTGCCGGGGCCTCAAAAGTAGCGGCCGTTACATCGTCTGACGGAGTGACCCATGACGACGACACTAGCTTCATACACGTCGCTAGTCTGGCTAAACAGTCCTTTACGCTGCAAAACAAGCCGACCTCGATCGTCGCAGTAGCAACGGTCAAGATGGGCTTCAGATGGCGTAACCTGGACTCGGGCTCTAATACGATCACTTACTACATGCGCCTTAATGGCGTGGATCAGAGCGCCCCACCGACTAGCACGCTAGGGGCCGCGTCCGCGTGGACTACTATTGGGCCGTCTATTATGAGTAGGCCGGGTGGTGGTGACTGGACGGCAGCCGACATATTTGATTCAACACTACAAATGGTCGTGGAGACCACGACGGATCCGGCTGCTGATAACGTAAGGGTCACGTCTATGTGGATCGAGCTTGATTACACGCCCGCTGCTGCGTTGGTTGAGCACGCTAGAGTTGTAGGGAGTATGAACCTTCGCTTCCGAAACAAAGCGACTTTCGTGGACGTGGATGCTCCGCTTCTTTATGCTTTGGACACGGAACTCCTCTCTGACGTAGCCATGTCCCACTTTGCGGGGCCTTATCCAGGCGGGATCGGTTGGGGAGAGAAGCGCTGGGCGCGACGGTTCCTGCGCCTCATGTCTGCACAGATCGATCTAGAGTCAGGCAAGTCCCGAATGACCTTCTTCGATGTCCGGCGCTATCTTGTCTTGCATTGGGATACGATGCTTACGAAGAAGCCGTTCTCCGGCGCTGCCGACGGCATAGCTCGACTATCCGGTGGTAAACGATCGTTTACGCGTAACTCCAAAGCTTGGTTCGAGGATCCGAGCGATAGGCGCATCGTCGAGGCTACCGCTGGAACAGAAAAGTACGCTGCTGATGGGGAGCTTCTAGAGTCCAAGCAGCAGAACGAAATACTGAATAGCTCATTCAAAGATGGAGTGTCGGGGAGTTGGACGCTTGAGGGTACTGGAATCAACGGTTCAGCTATAGCCAACGATACCGTAGATCTCCTCTTCGACTCTAAAGTCTCAGCCAACAGTTGCAAGATGACAGCTGGCAACCCGCTCGGTGGTACTGATCTAGCTATCCGCCAAACGACAGCGAGCATCCCAGCGAGTACTGATATGCGGTTCTCGGTGGATCATTTAGACGACTCAGGTGCAGCGCTATCATGGTCGTTGCAGCGTTCGTCCGATAGCAATTGGTGGAATGACTCAACGCCTGGCTGGCAAGTCGGAGGCGTCGACAACAATTTTACCGTTCGGTCAACTAAGACTCGGGACAAGTCGGCTATCATTCCGACAGGCGCTAGCGCTAACACTCTAACTGTCCGTGTCAAAGCTAAAACTACAGCTGGTCAGATCAATCACGTCTACCACGTCCAGCTGGAACGTAACCGTTTCCCGACCAGCCGGATCGTCACGCAAACAGCAGTCGTGACTAGAGAAGCCGATACTCTAGAAATATCCAACAATTCCGACGGAAGAGTCTGGGATCCGGCGCGAGGAACGTTCTTCTGCGAGATAATCCCTACCTGGTCCAGCGGGGATTTGCCAGGCACCATAAGGAAGATCATAGCTATAGCGTGGCACAGCAACATAGATAATACCGATGAGATCTCCTACAACCAGACTACGTCTAGCTTCGTTTTCAGGCGGACTATCGGGGGGACTACCTTTACAGCTACCAAGGCCACGACTGTCGTTGCCGGCACCAAGTACGCCATAGCGGCTAGATGGACTTCGGACGAGGGCGAGCTTGATCTGTCGAACTTTACAGCGTCCATCTTCGTAGATGGTGTGAAGGGGACGGATGCCACGGCGTCCAGTTCGGCAACTTTAGCCTCCTACGCAACTCTTCATATAGGCTTGTTGGGGACAGACGCACAGTTCTCCGTGGATGCTTATGTCAGGCATTTCATGGTCAGCCCTTTCGCACTAACTGACGAGGAGATTGCGCGGTTGCCTTAGGAGCTTTTGATATACTTAGGGAATAACTATGGCTACTCTATTCTTGGCCGGCACCGGGTTCAATTTCCTAAGCACTGCCGCTTCTATCACAGCTTCCCCAGCGGCAGACATCCTGTATCCGGTAGCCAACCTCCATGACGGTCGGCCAGCGAAACCCTTCAAGTACGGCAGCGACACTACTGATCCGACGCTTACTTTTGATTGGGGTTCTGCCAAGAATACCGACTTCTGCAGCGTCCACGGCCATAATATTGATTCCGGTGTAACGGCTATCCAGTTCCGTAGTTCAACGGACAACTTTGGCGCTGTGGACACTCTGGAAGCAACCATGACTAGAAGCGATCCCAGCTTCTACACGCGACTGCCTTCCCCCGTTAACCGGCGTTACTGGCGGTTAAAGTTCGTAGGAAACAACACAGTCGGGGCTATTAAGCTCGGAGAAGTCGTCGTAGGGTTGGCTTCAGTCGTCAATGTCGATCCCACTATAGCCGGAGGAATCGACACGGCGCATGAGCGCCCGCAGATACGCCAGCGGACACGGAGCGGTGACACCCAGGTCTACAACTTAACCGATTTCGAGCAGAGGACTGTAGAGATCGAATTCCGGAGTACTAGAACGAACTTGGAGCAGATCCGAGACAGCATCTTTCGAGCTACTGGTTGGGGCGCAACTCCGCTAG